ATCAACATATTGTTCTCGACGCTGCCTACCTATGAACGTGGCATAAAATCCCGAGATAGCTGGGAGATATATGGCATAGTCGTTTTGTTTGGCTGTTAAATTATCCTGTATCATCGTGGTCTTCGTTGTATTCTTTTGTTAGTGCTATTAGGGTCTGAAGGGCCTGTTTAGCTTGCTCTACTTCTTCAATGGCTTCAGTTAGATACGGGTACTGATCTTTAAGCAGTTCCATATTCCGTTCTTCCTGCATCTTATACTGTGCCCAGTCTATGGCCTCTTGAGCAGCATTACTGAGTCCCACAGTGGCGCAGCTAGTGTTCATGCTTATCCAACACGTACCATTGAACACCTGCATTTCGGTCCCGCTGATTCTAATTGCACCAGCCATGGGCTTGTCTAGGCCAATATCAACATAAGGAACACTGGTATTGCCTCCTGTGACCGTTATGTGCCTTTCGCCCACGAGACCCTTGATCATTTTGTCTGTGCTGGAATAGTGTAAGTCCATTTAGCTATACCACTGTCAACAGTGATCTGTGCTGCTCCTTCGTCGCTAAAACGCAGGACCTTGTCACCAGTTAGGTTCAATATGCTGAATACAGCCGTAATGGGCCACGACCAAGCCTTGGTAACTGAACCAGCAACATTGGTAGCAAACACAAAGTCACCTGCGTGGCTGCTGTGGTCACCAAAGTGGAACTTCAAGTTGCCTTTGCCATCAGTCTTGGCAATAAAGAATACTTCTTCGCTGTGTGCCTGATGCTGCATCTTGAGACGTTGTACGCTCAATACTGTGGGCTCAACTTCTACACCCCATTTAACCCCCTTGAACTTGACAGTTTTCAATTTGTCATTGATAACATTAGTGGCCATAAAACGATATTCGTTTTTAAAGTCTCCAGCTTTGTTTTCAAATTTGATGCCATCTGGTACATCTTTGCCGTCACTGTCTTTTTGTGTGCTTAGTCCAAGTTTGGCATCTTCGCGATACTCGCTGATGTTAAGGATAGTGTGTAACTTGCTCAAGTTAGGCATACCAAACGTACCAACAAATTCAGCAACTGGTGCATTGAATTCGGCCTCTACAATTACGCTACGGTCGCCGGCAATGCCACTGACAGTGGTACCTGTTGCGGTACCTACTACCTTGACAAGGTCAATAATACCAAGTCCATGTGTGTGCTGGACGATTTCTAATAGCTGATCTTTCATAAATTCTCCTGTGAAATAAGATTATACATGATTGTATTTAGAGATACAATACCTTTGTGAAACTTTTTTATTCAAACGTAAACAAACTATCAAACGTAGTTTTAATTTCTGTGTGATTTGGTATGTCCCAACCCAATACACCCAACAAGTTTTCCACCTTTTGGTCCACGATACCGGCTTCCATTTTGTTGTCATCAAATGGCAACTCTTTGAACCATGTGGGTATATGGTTTTCGTCGGTGGGATAGCCCACGCTGGTAAAGCCCAGTGGATTGTCTTTTAGTTTACACACAACAGTCTTCATACCATCTACAATGGACAAGCTGTAATTGTCGCCGTGCATCCTACGTAGACTGTTCCAATTCATAGCTGCTCTAACATGTCCGGGCATGTTAGCCTTACCTAATCGTGTTTCTTCTGCGGTATACTTGGTCAAGTTGTTAACACGCTTGGGGGTACCCTTCTCCCATGCCGGCCGATCCTGGAATGCCAATTTGAATTCGCGCACTCGATCATAAATCTCGTCTTGCTGGGTACCAGTTAGTACTTTAAGCAATAGTTCGCTAAGGAAGTCCTGCACAGTCTTGGGTGTATCGCTACGCTTCAAGTCCAAGCCCATGGCCTTGACCTTACCGGGTTTGCCGTTTATGTCTAATCTTTTGTTTTCCATGTCGTAAATCAATACAGCATAGCGTTTCTTTTTAATAAACAGGCCTTTTTCGGCAACAAGTTCGCGTCCACCTTTGATGATAGCACCCATGTTGCGCGGTGTGTGAAAGGCCTGTTCCATAAAGCCCGGAAACGATTCATTGACCTGTTCGCCAATGCTGTCGTACAGCTCTACGCAAATGTCCTTGTTCCACTCCATGCGTCCTGACTCAACTTCTTGTTTCAGAGCCGGCCAAGCAGTAAAGTAAACTGAGTCTGTATCGCCATATATGATAGCATCACCAGTATGATTGTATTCACCGGTGATGCACTCATTTACATAGCTGTCCATATGCCGAGCAATAGCACGACCAGTCAGGGTAGTTGATTGGCCAATTCGCTTATCAAAAAACCTACAGCCAGCGTTAAGAATAGCGCCATACAAACTGTTAAGATTAATTTTTTTAACCAACTGACGCTTGTCCCAGAATGCTTGGTCTTCATTTGTTTTAGCCTCTTTTTTCTTAGTTTGCATCTCTGTACGTTCAGCATACCAACGTTCCAACAGGCCAGGTACAATACCCTTCTTGTCGTACTTGAATATAGTACCATTGGCACTGAGTATCCAAGGTTGACTGCTGTCAAAGATCATGCGCCAAACGTCTGCAGCCGCCATGACATCACTGCCGCCAGTTTCCCAGTCAATAGTGATCTCAGTTCCTGCTTCTCCTGCCATGACCGCAGTGTATTCTAAACTGCCAAACATGTTTTCCCATGCATCAGCAAAACTCAACCCAGTGTCGATCTTTTCTTTGATGTATCGGTCAGTCATTATCGGTCGGAGTTGTCCGACGATTGTTTCACAGGCCATATTAAGGGCCCGAATAGCCGAGGGATAGAGCGAGTTGATGTCAATCGCACCAATCCAGTCGTGCATGCCTTTTTTGGGGTAAGCAACGTAGGCACCTGCCGCTTGTGTGTCATTGGATTCATCTCTGTTTTTCCTATTTTGAACTACTAAACCTTGCCGATGCGCTTCATTAATAATGGCCTGCTCAGTAACAGCCACTGCGCCCATGGTCGTTGCAAGCAACACAGTGTTGTCGTGTGCTAGTTCGTTGGCCAAGTCCAAGAAACGCAGTTTCTTATCCAGTTTGGCCAACAACATGGTATCTTGCCTGTTGTATTCAATAAACGTAGGAAAGTCTTTGTTGTACAGTTGGTCCAACGTGCCTTCGTATTGTGTTTTACGTTCATCTAGTTCGTACTCACTAATAGCATCTAGGCTATAGCTGTGTCGTTCTTCATAGGTGTATTTGCGATACAGTTGCATATAGTCCATATGCACTCGACCAATCAAGTCAAATGTAATGTTCTCTGCACCAAATCGTTCAAAGGTTCTTGGCTTGGGAAACTGTCCCCACAGACAGAACCTGCGTGTATCATCCTTGGTCAACACACGCTGTATACGCATGACAGTATAGGGAATATCAAAGCCTTCACTGTTCCATCCGCTTAAGATATCAGCATCGTCAATCAGGCTTAGGAAAGTATCTAGTAGATCTCGCTCGCGCTCAAACAAGAAACAGTTGTCGTAACGATTACAAATTTCTTGCGCAGTCTCCCAACTCATGCTCTTGGGTGGCACTACTAGTGTCACCAAGCGATCTAACCAGTCTAGATAAACTGATATGGCAGTAATAGCATTAAATGGATCCTCGGGCTTGCTAAAGCCCAGCACAGGATCAAAGTCGACCTCAATGTCAAAAAATGCTGTTTGCAATTTAGGACTTTCACGTCCTAGATAGTTTTCTTCAAGACAGCGAAACACTGGGTTGATGTCACTCTCCCATGTGTCTTTTTTGTTATTGGCCTTTAGTTCTTTGTGGAACTCTTTGCTGTTGTGTGTGCTGAATCTAGATACTTGTGTATCGTAGATGGTGCGGAACTTGCCGCGTGGATCGTTGTAATAGAACACGTACTTGGCTGGATATTCATTATATACCCGTTCGCCTTTAATACGTTCTACAACGTGTATTCTATCTTTGGCTCTGTCTAATAGACAGTCTACATAACTCATAAAGTTTCCCTACCGCTTATGGCCGGCATACCATGATTCATGTCCGTTAAGGTGGACGAAGCCTGTATAGTATTTATACGCATGCCTCAAGCCAGCAACATTCTTGTTAGCCCAACACTGTCAATTGCGACCAGCAAGAGGTAATTACCCAACATGCCAAAAGATCTCCTAGTATAAGCAGCCCAAGCATACATACTGCAACCAGTGATCCATATAGGATAAAGGACAATAAGAGGCGGAATCGGTACGGTAAGCGCCATGGTGATCGAACAGCCGATACTAATCGCCCAAGCTGCAATTTCCACGACAAAACGGCCAGGCGAAGTTGTATAGTCATCTTGTACCCACTTAAAAATATCACCAAAGAAATTGGTCAAAGAGTCTTGCCCACAGTTTCCAAGATAGTGTTAAGGTCTTCGTGATCACGATTGGTTTCGCCTAGGCTGGCCTTGTGCGCAATACGGATAGCCTTCTTAAGCACCCCGGGTTTGACTTCTAATTCTTCTGCTACTGCTTTGACAGTATCACTTAGACCAGCAGACAGGTCTTCAATTTCCATCATGGTACGCATACCTTCATTAACCAATTGGGTTAATTTGGCTTTTTGTTCGCCGCTAAACATTTTTGCAGTCATAAGATTCTCCAGTAAAGACTTATTATACGACAATAAATACATTAATACAATAGGTATTTTACCAAAACATTAATATGCAAATTCAAAATATTTTTTCAACTTGGGGCTCGGTAGTCACTACAAGCTATACAGAATTCATGTCTGATGATCAAACTAATTGGGCTCAAGTAGTATTAGACAGAAATCTAATAGTCCTTAAGGGATTTGGTACTAATCTAACTGATGAGGAATATTTTAATTTTGGTAAAAAATTTGGGCGGGTATGGACTATAGATGATTATAGACGCCCACAAGTAGGGGCTAATCGCACCGGAGTAGACCCAACTATAGCCAATGCTGCAAGCAAAACCCCAGTTAGCCATTTCAAAAGCAACAATAACAGTTTCCGCGACGATATTATGGGATATCATGCTGATATGGCACATATAGGAAAACATAGTTACCCGGGCCGAGCACTGTACATGACCCGCAATACCATAGATAGGTCGGGAGTGACCACGTGGTTAAATCTAGAATTGGGTTGGGAACAATGTACAAAAGAAGAAAAAGCTCAATATGCCAAAGTTGAAATAACCAATCACAACATGTATCTAATAGGACAAAATCTAGAAATACTTCCTTTTGTTAAAACAAATCCAAAAACTGGTAAAACCAGTCCCAGACTGAATAGCATAACTGCACCCGGAAGTACACTAACAGAAAAAATTGGATGGATAAATCATATCAGGGTCAACGGTGTTGAATTGGATTGGGACAACACCACTAAATTATACTATAGTGCCGTTGACTTGCTCGAAAGCAAAACTGATACCTTATATCACCATCACTGGGATGATGGTGATATCATAGTCTATGACAATTGGTTCAATATACACAAAAGAAGCAAGGTAAATCCCGGCACGCCCAGTGGCCGCCTACTACGTAGACTGACTTTTAATTTCTAAAATTTATTATCTCCCAAAAAGGTTGCAAATTGTGCGTCCGCAGCATAAAATGCTAAATACTTAACTGTGTACCAAGGAGAACTCTATGTTTACACCTGTCTTTTTTATTGAAATGTTTCAGAGTGCCAAACGGAGCCTTACTAACAAAATCATCACCGACGAAGTGATGAACCGTGCTGCAAATGATTTCATTACAGCGCAAACCGAATTTGCTAAGATGCTGGCTAACAATGCCGTCACCATGGCTAAGTATTCTATGGACAATTGTCTAAAGAAGCAGTAACCTGGGCCAAGGTTACGCACAGATGGTCTGTGCTGCCCACAACGACATACACACACAAGGAGATTATTATGTCAATACCAAAACTTCCTGAAGTTAAATTCAGCAAAACCGGATACGAAATCCGCACAGATATTCTAGACATGGCCAAAGGGCTAGTTAGTGAAGAATATCATTCAAAGTTCCGAGGCTGGGAAATGTCAGTGGCCAAGGATGAAAAGACTGGACAAGTTGTTACCAGAATAGATATGCCAGAATTTCCGGGACTTGATAAAGTTCTAGAAACTGCTGAACGCATGTATTCATTTGTTAATGCAGGTTCCACAACCAATACTAAGAAGTAATTAAATTACTCAAAGGCCCAGGTAACTGGGCTTTTTCACGACTAGAATTCGTGTCGTTGGCCGTAGTTGCGCATGATGATGCCAGCCTGTGCGTTGGCATTGTTTTCGGCTCGGCTGCCGGTATGACCACTGTCTTTGTCTAGTAGCCCTTGTTGATCTTGTTTAAAGTGAGCTAGTTCATGCGCCAGTGTACGTAGTACGTCTACTGGATTACGATCTGCTGCTATTAGATATATAGTATTCTCATCAGTCTTGTACATACCAAAACTGGATTGTGTTTGATCGCCAGGCAAGCGACGACACAGTTCAATATCAGGCAGCTGATCTAGTTTTAATTCTTGTTGAACATGCGGCAAAAACTCCCGGATGTAATCGGGAAGTTCTGGTTCAGCAAATTCACGCAGTCTCATGTTAGTGGAACATCAAGAATTGATTTTGTACGTCTAACCGGGTAGCACCTATATCGCCATGCCCAGCTGGAAATATTACCACGTTCCACTTGGGCTTGGGGCCTTCGGGAATCTTGTTCATTTGGTCATATGTGATGATGCTTTCGGGATCAATTTTATATGTTGTGGCCAGCTTTTGTTTAAATGCGGCCCATGCAGCTGGACTCTTGACCTGTGTGCGTCCTTGCTCGTCTTTGACATACTTGCCTTTGGGGTCAGTGATAAACAAATCACGGAACATGTCCTTGGGCAATGTTGGTGCTCCTTTGAGGTTCTTACCAGCATCTCTGTGGAACTCTACCTTTTTAACTTCACGGCTCTTGGCACCACCATCGCTGAAGTTGGGTATTGTATTGGCTGGGGTAGAAGGATCAGTTACTGGATCACCCATTTTACTATAGAAGTAAAACCGCACATCTGGATTGTTTTCTTGTACCTGTTTGCTTAGGTTCCAATATTCCTTAGAGAAGAAGTCGCCGGCATCGTGTATACGTACTAATAGTTTAATACCGTTCTTGTCTGCTAGTGCTTTGGTACGTTTGATTTCGCCGTCAAACATCTGCATGTAATCTTGGGGGTGGTTAACTAGAAAGTTTAGTGCCTGTGCAGCACTCATTGATGCAGCCGGGAACATGACATATCCACCTTTTCTAGCATAGCAGAACAGTTGACAGGCGCCGGCACCCGGACATGTAGTAATCTCTACAAACTCACCAGTTTCTTCATCTACAACAATACCACTCAATGCTGGTAGTGTCAAGTCGTATGTGATAGCGCCTTCTTTTTTGCTCTTGCTCATCTTGGCGTTTGATCCCAGTATGGCTCTAGGAGGCGTAGTAATTTGACGTTTTAAGTCTTCTAAATCCCATTCTTCACCGCCATCATTTTTGTTAATAGAATCAAATTTAATTGCCTTGACATTGCTGCCGTGTATAATAGGTTTGAATCTATCTTGTTTGGTCTTGGTGCCAGTTTTAATTCTGGTCAGGTAATCCTGCATGTCTTGCTTAGACCATGACTTTTGTGGAGCATCTAGCTTGAGTGCTTCTTCTAGGTTCCAGTCTCTTGCGGCAGGATCGCGATCATAGGCTTGCGCTTCTTCATCATCACTGTCAGCATATTTGTTGTATTCAATATCACTGCTGTGGAAACTTTGGCGACCATGATTATACAAGTTGACCACAACAAAACGGTTGTCGCGACCAAACTCCGCAATTTCACCAGTGCTGCCATTGAATTTTACATTGCCAGTAACAACAACAGGGTCACCAACATTGAGTTCTTCTGCGTTTTCTCTAATAGACGACTGCTCAACGTGAACAGGTGTTACAGCAAATCCACCCAGTGTCTTGCTTGTTGCTGCTTCTGCTATAAATTCGTGAAATCTCATAGTAACACCCTAGTATCTTGTATTTATGTATTCTGTGTATAATAGTTTTACGTCTTCGACAATAAATTCACTTGCTCTCATGCACCACTCCAAATTGCATATAGGCCAGAAGTAAATTCCGTGTCCCCGTATATTGTACTCATTTTAGTTTTAACATAAGCCTCTAATTCTTTTCCTGTTGTATTTGGTTGTACATCAAAGGCAAAAAATTCGTCATTATTTCGGCCTCGACCGTCTCGACCAATATAATCACCTCCCAGTTGACCCATAACGGTATTGATGTTTCTTTCAGCTTGTTTATTCCGTGGCGGAATCCGCGTGTTAGGGTCTAGGTCATTCTTCTCAAACCTAACATATCCTTTCATCTCAACACCGGGTATACTGGCAAGGCCAACCCAATTTCTACGTCCGCCGGGTGTTTGTGAATCACCGGCAACCAATGGCCGTTTCATGATAGTTAATACAATACCATACAATGCTGTAGCAATGCCTTGCCCGCGATAGTCTTCATCAACCGTTATAGAATCAACTTGTAATGCACCAGGTAATGGAAAGGATAAAGCTGGTGATATCGCAAGTGTACCAATCAATTGTCCGGGGGCAATTTTGGACTTATTCCAATACTTCACTCGATCATTATATGCCCACGATTCTTCTCTGGGTTTCCTAACAGGCCGGTTTGCTGCATCAATATAATCTGGACCTTTAGGATCCAAAATGTTTATGGCTGTAGAATATCCACCAGATGTAACAGAGTACACAAATCCGCTATCCCCAGGCAACTGAGTTGAAGTGTTTTTAAAATTTCGGGGTAACTCCATTGAATTTTTTCCGCCGCGAAAATCTCTGGCCTGCATAGTTGCAATACCTTCGTTAAATTCACTTGCTCTCATGCTAGTCCAATCTTGCCTGGATACATGTCACCACTTTCCACACGTTCTCCGCCATCAAAGTAAGCAAGTTGTATGGGCATGGTCTGCCAGTTTAATCTATATGCGGCCATGATACGGTGATTACCTTCGTTGACCCATGCTTCACCATTGTAGGCCACCATGATGTAGGGCATGTACTCATCGTCGGGACTGGTTTTCATAGGTGGTAACTTACCTGTTCGGTCCATGTAATCCATTAACCACTTTAGGTCATTTTGACGCACATTGGTTTGTTCGTTCCTCATGCCCGGCAAAGAAGCCAATCTCATCACACGAGCTTTTAACGGTGTTCCTTGAACATAAGCAGTGGTGCTGCCCATATAAGGCACGCCAAAACTATTGCGGCCTTTACGCTTGGCATAGTCTATCTTTTCCTGTAACCATTCTTCGTCAGGTACATCTGTGCTGAGTTTGGCTTCATTTAGGTCTGGCGTCCAGACCATGCTTTTGCTGCCCTTCACCGTGGGCTTAAACCCTTGACCTCGATAGAACTTGGTTAGTTTACTTTGACTAACTTGTCCTTTGTCCCAGGGGAATAAAGTAAGAGCAATGCCATCTTCGCGGGCCATGGCCTGCAATTCTTGCATGGCCCGAGATCCAACGCCTTGTCGTAAAGGATATGCTTGGAACCATTTGACTTCAACTGCACCGCGTTTACTAAAACTAGGTATCAGTTCAAACATAGCAAACTGTTGGTCATCGCCTGACCCCCATGTCATGACATGGTTGTTTTGCATGGTATGTGGATATTTTGTGTAGACTCGGTCAATCCATGCCCGAGCGGCATCGTTGTTACCAAGTTGGATAGATTCAATTATAAATTCTTGTGCTCTCATGATCTTACCAATATAAAAGGTTTATCACTGCCAAGATAGTCCAAAAACCCCATTACCTCTTCGGGATATTCTTCTGGATCCAACAGTGTGTATCCACGAGCAAGACGCTTAATCATTGCTGTGTATGCACCTGCTCTGCCACCAGTTGACTTGGCGCTGAATACAACATAACGCG